TAACAAACGATATGCCATTTGACCCATGACAAGGAAGTATGGGACAGATTCTTCAAAAAACTAGTGATTGATATAGATGGGCTAACTTCCCTAACGTAGTAAATTCTGTAAACGGTAATACTTGAAATGTAACAGTATCAGAATTTGACCCAGATAATGCAGGTACTAACTGACAGGTTTTGAAAAAGACAGCCAATGGATATGAATGGGCGAACGAGACAGCAGGAAGCTATACTGCATGACACTGAGTAAATATCAATCAAGCAGATAAGGAGATTTCTAACACATTACCATTTGAGCCTACAAATACAGGTAGAGCATGACAGGTAATTAAATTAAATTCAGACTGAGTAACATACTCATGGCAGAATGATGAGAGCTGATGAGGATGAGGATGATGATGAGGAACTACATATTATGGATGAGATTATATCAGCATAGATTCTTCACATCACATAAACAATACAGCACCATTCATTCCTACATGATGACAGGGAACAGTAGGTCAAGTAATCACAAAGACGCAAAACTGATATGAATGGGCAGACGCATTACCAAGTGGAGATAATAATGTTAAATTCTGGACGATTGATAGTAACAATGTAAGCTCTGCTGTATTACAAGAAATATGGGATTGGGTATCAGCAGACCCTAATAACTGAGCTGTAATCAATGACACACGTACAAAAGATGTATTCATATCTTATGAAGCAGATTCTATATGAGCTACCTTCTTAGGTAAAAAGAGAATCACACAAGTAACTCAACTAGATTGAACTCATCAATGACAAGAGATAACTTCATGATATGAACAGAAAATGATAATTATGGAAGGTTCTGGTGGTGTTTATTGTCAAGTTTCTCCAAATCCAGACTCATCAACGAGAACTAATTATATATCAGCTATTTGAGCAAATTACCAGACGCCATTTATGCCACTAGACCCATGAGAGCCTGCTACTAAGGCTTATGTAGACGCACAAGTTGCATGATGATGAGTAGGTAACGCAATCCTAAATAATAGAACGGGAACTACTACAACAGTAACATGAATCTGGGCATGAACTACGACAGAATTAAGTCAAATCTCACAAAGAGACCAAAGTTGTATTTATTTCGCATTCAATAACTAATGGCAATCAAAATGTGGAGACCAGAACCACCTGCACCACCATCAGTACAGGTATTCAACTTCCCTCTTACAGAGGATATGGATGATACGCTTGCAAACTATTATCTTCCTCGAGTCAGTTATTATGAACAAAGACCTATATGACGATATTTTGATATATCTGGTTGGATTAGTTATCGAAAAAGTAATATGGACGCAGAAACACCATATTATGTTCAATATTGGGTAAAAGTAGAATGATATACACCTGTAACGCCATGAGTTACATCAGTACAGTTACCTTGAAGTCCATGATGAAGAATAACATATAACTACGATTCATGATTCAGTGCAGAATCAATAAATACATTTGAGTATATGCCTGCAGAGAATGAGTATGTTGGTATACAACCACCTACTCAACCATTAGGGGCATCACGGCATTTTATCTGTATGTGATATAGTCAGACAGACCAGAAAGTACGTTGCTATATAGATTGACAACTAGTGGCAGAGGATGACTCAGCAACAGCATACGCTAATTATGATGGTAGTGGTCTATTCTGATGGAATATTGAAATTCTACTATCAGATTTCCAATGATGGACAGAACCTCGAACAGACCAACAAATCTTAGACTACTACAATCAGACTAAAAATATTTATCAATAATCTCTAACCAATGACAGTATCATTACAATGAGTAGATAAAATATACGTAGGACAACATGAGGTAACGGAAGTATATTTGTGAAATACACTGATACGACCAGAATGATGACCTTCTCCTGTTTGAAACCCATGAATATATCATAATACAGTATCTGGAATATTATCTATTTCTGATGATGGAACGAATTGGATGAGTATTGCAGATTATGATTTAGATTATTGAGATATATTTCAACGAGGAAATAACTGTCCATATAGTAATATGACATCTACTATCAACTATCAGAGAGATGTATCAGCATACTGACCATGAAACTATTTCTACAGTACAGAATTCTATGAAGATATATCGTATAGTGATTGGGCTAACCCACATAATGATGATTTACGATGAGGAGTAACAGATACGGAGAGTGCAATGCAATGACCATGTCCTAATGGATTTAATGTATGAAGTTATACATTCTGGAATGACTTGATAACTATGCTGAATAATATGGGATGAAATGATGTGCAATACTTGTTTATGCTATGACACTTTGGGCTTATACTTCGAACTGCTACATGAGTTGGTAATACAAATCTATCTTATATGATAAGAAACTCTAATGATACATTAGATATTACTAGTGCTAGTAAATCACTATTAACATCCATTCGTCCTGTATGTAATACGCCAGTAGTTCCAGATGATAGTGGAGACCGAACAGTTTTATATCAACCTATTTAGTAAAAATGACAGCAAAAATAGATTCATGAACTATCGCAGAGACGTGAAACGCTCTTGCTAAACTAACGTCTAGTGAGAGATGAACGTTCCTTGCTATAATGATATGTGCATTAATCAGCATTGTATGAATCGTTATCTTCTATGTGAACAGCATGGACTGATTAATCGATAAATACAACGAGACTATTAATCAGCAACAAAAAGAGTTCCTACAGGCTTTAAAAGAATTCAAATAAATATGAAACGAGACTATAAGATAGCACACTTTCCTAAGGAGAATGAACGAGCCATCATGAGAGTCAATGAAGATGATACATGGTGGCTATCTCCAGACCAAGTGTGGACAAAGAAAAAAGAACGAGCTAGAAGATTTTATCATGAATCTGAAGCTACTTCAGCTTTATCTATTGTTAAGATGTCCAAATGAAAATATGAGGAAGAAGAACAGCCATACAGACCAGAGGGTGTTGCACAGTCGTGGGGCGAGCTGTCATCATAATAGCTGTATTGCTACTTTTATATCCTACAATCGTATGATAACATTATTAGAAAATCTGATTATATCCATCTGTAAGTGGTGGAACGATAGGAAATTCAAAAAGAGGATTTTAGCTTATAAACTAAGCTATGAAACACAAAGAATACAAACCAAGAATCATTCAGAGAGATTGAGTGACGTATAAGTTAAATAGAGTAATACCTTATAATGAGGAAGACAATCATCATATAATTAGCAAGAAATTGAAAGATAAATTTAAGGTAAATGAGCAAGATAATATAGTAAAAATCAAAAGGAGAACTCATGTAGCATTAAACAATCTATTTGAGAATAAACAAAATCCTAAGGAACAGTTAGCGATGATGTATGATATATGGAAGACTGCATTAAGTACATGAGTAAGAAATGAGTTATGGGCAATACTAAATTTGCCAGATGATGTATTTTATAATGAGAATCTAATCAATGGAAAAAGAAAAAAGAGAGAGAAATCAGAATAATATATGTAGATATGGTCTACAAATAGAGAACTGCTCAAGATGCCTATTTGATGCTTTATGTACTATGCAGGATAATAATGCTAGGCTACAGTCGAAGTAGATATGATTTCATTCAAAAACTTGCAAAAAAATATACAGAAAACCCAGTTTATTCCGTAACCAAAAATCAAATGAAAGAATGTGTATTAGTCACAACGAATGATTGTAATAAGTGTAGATTCATCAAACCACATTTAGAAAATCGATGCAAAGAGAATTGATATAAGTTCAAAGAGATGGAATATTGACCATGAATGGATGAAGTTACATCAGTTCCCTGTGCTATGATATGAAATGACGTTATATTGGATAACGAATGAATAATTGAGCTTATTACGAATAAAAAGAGCTTTTATTAGTTAATCATATAATCATGTATCCATTTACTGAGAAACTACCCACTACAAAAAAGAGTGCAGGAACTAATAAATGCACTGGTATAGTTATCCATCATACAGCAGGATGAACGTTTGCATCTAACATGACTTACTTATCTAGTAGTCCTGCAAAAGCAAGTGTTCATTTCGTTATATGAGAGAATTGAGAAGTCTGAAAGATATGAGACCCTAAAGATATTCTACGACACGCAGGAAACTGAAGTTGGGGATGATGCTCTAATGTGAATACCAAATTCCTATGAATAGAAGTAGTCTGATTCTGAGAGTACAATATTCATCAGATGCTCAGACTTACTGATTTAGTTGAGTATCTTATGTGAAACTTTCCTATCGATAAAGAGAATATAATCAGACATTCTGATTGTACGCAGGAAAGGAAGATAACTAAGGAGAGAATCTTATGGGATGGTATTAGACCAGTAAAGAAAAGAGATATAGGATTACCATTCTTCTGAGATAATCTACATTTCAAGAAATGGAGAGACCAACTAACTCCTATTAAAGAATCACGTTTTAGATAATAACTAATATAGTCATGCCATGTGGTAGAGGTTGAAAAAGAAAATAAGATAGTTATAAGGAACTATCTTCGTACAATTAAAAAAGAGGGAAACGTTATCCCTCTTTTTTGTTATCATGATTCTGCTGAGGACATAATTGTGGAATCGAACCACTATCGTCAATCACGGTCGACAATCTAAAATCCATTAGAGATTTATGTTGCTGTAAGTCCTCAATTATATTCTATTACAGATGGCGTAATGTAGTACGTCGCTCTACCGTTGAGCTACATTCCAATGGAATGGTTGGAGTCGAACCAACTCAACACGGCTTAGAAGGCTGAGTGTTTTTGCTGTAAGCCATCTTTATGTCTCAAGATTACAGACGACGTAATAGAGCATCCCAAACGCTATATTAATTGCTGTAAGTCGTCTTTAAGAGTTTTATAAGTTAACACTGGAGACAGTGTGTTCAGAAGTTACAGTTCTGTTTATTATTTTTGCTGTGCGTCTCCAATCCGAACATGGTAATTAGACTATACATTTATATCTTGGTAAATCAAGTGTTTCTTTCATTACATCGTAAGGAGTTACAACCTTAGATGATAATACTGACTTAATAATTGCAGGGGAGTATCCAGAAACCAATGCTACACCATCGTCATTGATAGTTACAGGCACATTACCTATTCTACCATTTAGATTCCAGAATATTAGCTTAGGCATCTCATATTGATGTATGCTACTGTATGTTCTAAACTTTCTCTTAATCATCTCGAAGTTAGTGTATTTACCACCAATATCTGGGTCATCAAACTCCATATCAGATAGGATAATAATGTAATCTGGTAAGTCTTCTTGCGTAAGGTTATTATCTATAGCAGAGTTTAATACCAAGTCAAATACTGCTTGTATGTCAGTGTTTAATCACTGGTCTGGGTCATGTTTAATGTACTCAAACTTAGGTATTACTGAATCTCATTTGATATAGTGCATTTTAGGAACTTCTGAGAAAGTAATGAATGCGTCCTTAAAGATAGACTTATTTCTCTCAGCTAGATATACCCCTAGAGATATTGAGTTCATTATAGGAGTAATCCCAGTTTCTCTTGTACCAGACCCCCATGACATAGAACCAGATACGTCTACTACAGGTAGGAATGTCTTTCCATTCTCTATGTAGTTAGGTAGGTTCTTCCATTGAGCCTCTATTACTTTATCGTTATGATTCCATGCGTCAAATTCCTTATAGATATCAGCAGGAAATAAAGTAGTAGATTTAATCTTCTCTGGAGTCTTATCTACGAACTGGCTAAATCTTTCAGCATCATGTCTTTCAAATGCTTTCTGATATTTAGCGAATGCCTTAGAAGGTACGTGTTCATATAGAATCTTATCCCATTCTTTAGCAGACATTTTCTGCTCTACTGTATCAGAACCTTTTACAATAATCTGACGTAACTTTCATGGTTTTACTCAGAGTTCTTTTCTGACTTTATTGAAGACTATACCCTTTCTAGGAAACCATTTACAGAATAATCAGAAGTCTGGTTGTACTGGTCACTGTTTAAGATGAAACATGATAAGTTCCTTAAATGGTTCGAAGTCTTGTTCAGCTAATTCAAATACATCCTTCCATCTACCATATTCTGGTATATAATGAGCAAAATGCTTTTTCTCATCAGCTGATAATCCGTTATAGATATAGTTAAAAGCGTCTCTTACTCATGCTCATCATCTAACGTCTCTCATCCAGAATAAGAGTCTCATTGCTAATTCCTTATCCTCTCCATAGGCTCAGTACCATTTTTGCATATAATTCTGAGGGTCTTGACCTATAAGAGTTCATGCGATAAAGAATAGGTCTACTAACTGTGACTGTGATGTCGAGTTAGTAATAGCACCGTTTCTAGTACGTGCGTCGTGTGTCTGAGTAGCAGACACTAGTTTGCTTAATGTTGGCATTTTATCTTAATATAGAAATTAAAAGTTCAATAGGCTGTTCGCTAATACTGAGTAGCATTAGGACTACTCATTCTTTAATCTGATTTCGTTTATAGTCTTTCTCATCTGTTAAGTATGAGATTATTTTTCAATGTCATTTCATATGTTCAAAGTCTATCTTATCTTGTTCTACTAACCATTTGATAAATCAGAATTTCTTACTACATATAACCATAGCCTCATCTTGCATAGTCCATCACTTATGGTCTGTAACATCATCATAACAAAATAACCATCAATTGTCTTCTAATTCAAAAGTATAATATAAGTCTGATTTATTATGTTTTTCTACATACTCATTAAGCAACTCCAATAGCTTTCAGATTTCTTTTTCTTGCATCGGTATAAAATTAAAATATAAAAGTCTGATTAGTCTTTACAGGTATTACAAATATGTCCATCTTGTATTGTCATATTCTTACCACATCTTTTACATATATAATGTGTATAAGTTCCATATTCATCATAAGATGTTCAACATTGTACATATTTGTGATTACAGAATAGCATTTTAGGATTATGAAAATGTAGCCAACTCTTAATCTTAATTCTGATTTTTCTGATTTTTCTTATCATTTCCTTGAATAATAAATATAAAAGTCTGATTAAACATCTATTCAGTAATACCTCTCAATAGCTATAATAATCGGAGATAATACATATAATAAAACTCATATTCACATAAGAATAATAAGAATTTGCATAGCTTTATAATCTGCATCTGGTCAATATTTTCTAAAAATCTCACTTGCTTCCTCTGGTGTAATATCCCATTCTCTAATTCATTCAGATTTTTCTTTTCTCATTTCCTTTAGGTAAATAGTATAAAAGTCTGATTATCTATTCATAATAAGTTGGTCTAATTCTCCTAATCATTTCTGAAATTGACTATCCAACTTTTCAAATCTGATATATGCTTCTTGGATTTTATTTAGTTTCTCTTTCAGCTTTTTATTTTCTTTTGCTAATCAGTAGCAATTCTCATCTTTTTCTTCTAAGCTCATTTTTAGTAGATGATTCTCTTTTCTGAGTTCTTCTACTTCTATTACTAGATTAGTATTCTCATTATCTTGTACATCTATCTCATTATGTAACTCTTTTATAACATTCTTTAGAGCCTTATTTTCTTCTTCTAGGCTAGCTGTATATACAGTTCCTACACCTATTAAATCTCCTCTTTTTTTCATTTCTTTAAATAATTTATATAAATCTGATTAGTCTGTATACTTCATAGTATTTAAAATATCATGTGGAAGTTCAGACTTATGTTTAGCTTGTCTGAGTTTCTTCGTAACTCTCTTATACTCAGACTGTCTTATTCTACTCCTGTGTTTATTTTTACACTGTTTACATTTGCATAATCCGAACCCCATGCTGATATGATTACTACTGTACATTTCCAAAATACTTATATAAAAGTCTGATTAGCAACTTTAATTCTTCTATCTGATGCAATAAACCAATATTCTTCTTCTCTAATTCAGTGTTACTATTAATTAATCATTCTATATGTCATACGCTATTACTTACCTGTTCTTCTAAACTCTTTATCTTTTTCTCCATTTCATCGTATTTATTTTCTTCCACATATACCATCTCTGGTTCATCAAGCGTTTCTCACGTAACTTCTATCTCTTTTTTAATTACATCTTCCTCTTTAATTGGTGGATTTATCAAGTAGTATTTACCTAATGCTCATCTTCCTATATATCACTTCTTAACTAGAACTGCTATTGCAGTATATACAGTCTGTTCTCATACATTTAATGCCTTAGCAATTTGAGTAGCTCTAGGTACTCTATCCCATAGTTGATATTGCTCAACCATATAGTTGTACACACTTAACTGGACTCATTTTAATCAATACTTTTGAGGCAACTTATTACTGTGCTTTCTATGGTATTCCCTTTGGTATTTTCTCATCTTCTCTTTATGTTCTTCATAATACTTCCTCAAATACTCTCTACGTTTAGCCTTACGTACTTCTTCTTTTGTAGGAGTCTGTTCTAAAATTGTTTGCCCTAATGGTGTGTAATTAGGGTTTCAGACTTTTCTTGATTGATACTCTCTAAAGTCTTCTAATAGGTTAGTTAGTTTGCTCATTTGTGCTAATAATAAGTAATAAAAGGTTATTTTTTATGTTTAATGTTTCGTTTGAAGTAGTATTCGAATGGACGAGAAACTTCTCATCTAAGTTCCTCATCCACACGTTCCTTACATTTCTTACACCATAGTTTTTCTCAATCCATTAGGTGTACTCAACATCTCACGCATTGTCTTTTCATGATATACACATTTGTATATAAATTTGGCAAGTACAGTAGGAATCGAACCTACTCCAAGAGTTTTGGAGGCTCTTGTGCTACCGTTACACCATGTACCTATACTCCCTCTCTTTTATCTAGGACACAGTTATGACCTGTGCCTAGAACGGCTGATGGGTTTCCATCTAACTTACAGGAATACTAAGTTCATATTCCCAACGTAGACATAGTAGTATTATCATGATTATGATAATCAGAATTAGTTTTCTCATTATAATACCTTAAATAAATCTGATAAATATTTCTTCTCTACAATATACAATAACGACCTATCTCAATCTCATCATAATTTCTGTGTATGTGGTATATCGTTCAGCAGGAATATAAGCTCTCATCTATCTTGATAATAGAACTTATCTCCTAGACGATAAACTATATAATCAGCTTTACTGGAGTAGATTCATGACGGCTTGCCATTACATCTAACTTCAAATCATATATTGCCTGTCTTCTCTGAAATCATATCATCCTTCACTTCGAATGTGCGAATTATATTCCTTCATAACTTCTCAAATTCAATCTTAATGTCCCAATCCTTAAATTGCTCATTAGGGGCGAATTCTAATCTATTCAACCCCCAATCTATCAATCTTTTCGCAAATTCTTGTTCAGTCTTCTTTCAGCTTTTCAAATCATCGCTAAACATTATATACTCTTACATGAACTAAACCTAGCTTTAAAGGTGCTAATTGCTTAAAGGCATGACTAGATAAGTCTATTACTCTATCTTCCCTCTTAGGTCAGAAGTCATTATGGTAGCACGTTATACACTTATCATCAGCACATACCTTATAAGTCTGATACCTTTCATAGATTCTTAATGCACAAGTATCATGTGTCTTACTCCATTCCTTCTCAACTCAGTTTATATTGAGTGTATAATCATACCAAGAGGCAGTTCATTCGTACAGTAGAGATTCTTCCACTGTTGTTTGTTCTACCTCTTGAATCTGATTATTCTTCACGGTAGCACCTAGCATTACTAATCACAATATTATGCTATTTATCATCCTCATCATCATTATGTGGCAACCATTCATCCTTAATGTCGCCTAAATCATCTAACCAGTAGTTTAATAGCATGAACTTATCATATTTATCTAGTTCAGCATCCTCTGCTATCTTCTGGCATAAGTTGAGGATGTTCTTTAACCAACTCAGCAATTCTTCATGATGGCATTCGATTTTACTTGAACATGACTCTGTTCAATGGACTTCAAATGTGATGATGTCCTTTTCTTTATCCTCAGTATGAGGCATTAATTGATTTCGTAAACTCATGATGGTATATTAATTAGTAGGTAAATTAGCCATTGCTATTGCGTTCTTGTAGCAGATTCTCAAATCTGTCTCCTGTTGCTTAGTCATCTTAGCTCAGATTTCTGCACATCTTGATTTAATCTTGTTGATGCAGTCATCCTCATCTAAACAATCCTGCATGAACTTAGTTCATTGCTTAGCCTTCTCGAACCAATCTGGCTCTGGATTGCTTGGTTTATTATCTGTAAACAAGACATCTTCTGTGGCTTGTTTCATAGCCTTTTCTCTATTGATAGCCTTCTGCATTTCATTAGCTGATGCAATACCTCATGTTGAGTCGATTCACAGTCCAAAAGCTGCACAGCAACGGCCTCGTGCCGACGTTTCGCAATTTTCTAACGCACTGGTAGTATTAACTTTTCCATATTCTGTTGTTTCAACTTCTTGTGCCAATCATTCATAGACACATGAAGAAGTGTGGTCTTCACTCCAGATAGTAAGAGTAGCTTTTACTACCCACATCTTCCTTTCTGGGAAATAGTCATACTGAGATTCCATCTCATACCTACCATCATAGTTATCTGATAGGAATTGGATTCTATCCTTCACTTGGACGTAATCCTTCCCCTTAATGGAGATTGCCTTATCTTTAAGGCTCTTGTTAATTTGCTTATCTGTCATTTTAGTTGTAGTTATGGATTAAATAGGGTTGTCTTTTAAGAACTTTTTTTCTTCTTCTGTTTTTGCTAGACATTCTAAATGTCTCCTAAGTAGTTGTTTTTTTGTTCGGTCTGAGCAGTGGCTGTACTTTAATCTCTGCTCTATAAATCTGTTTTGTCTATTAACTTCTGACATAATAAGTCAGATTTTGTTTAATTGCTCGTTAGTCATTATTCTAATACTCATACTCAAATAAAAGTTCTTCTTCCATTTCTTTTTCCATTTGGTCGTCCCTTCTACGCTCATATTCCTCATCTGATGTATCTATCTTTCATGTTGCCATGAGATACTCTCAGAAGTCCAAACAATCGCCATCATAGTTGAATGGTCGCTGTTCTTTGTTAAATAGGTCTAAGTCTAATCAGTCCATTTTAATAATTGGTTAGGGGTTAAAAGGTTTTAGGCTTGTAGTATGTTAGGATGTTAGCCTCTAATCATGAGACGTATTCATCATCTGGGGCAAGTTCCCATATCCTTCGACCTGCGTCCTGCATGAACCATAGCGTTGGTATTAATGCTCTTGTCCTTACCATACACCAGTTCTCTTGCATAGCTAAGACCTCTATGTCTTCTATTGGCTCGAAGTCTGAATACTTATCCTTCCAGTTAAAATTTTTCATAGCGTCATCATCTGTAATAAACGTCTATCTCCTTATTATTGACGTATTTGTCCTTAATAAGTGCATAACTCCTGTATTGCTCTCATTCAGCGTCTACTTCCTTAGAAATCACTATCATCACATTAGATAAATCCATTATCTTCTGGCTACCTTCCCAAGTTCAGCTACGATTTGTGTGATGAAGGATGATGATTGCTACGTCTAGTCTCTGTGCTAATTCCTGTAATTCTCTCATGCACTTGTTCTGGTTTCATCTTGCGTCATTTCATGAATTGCCTTCAATCATTGAGAATGAATCCACCACAAACAGCTTGTATCATTCCATAGCTGATACCTCAATAATCTGTTCTAGTTTAGATAGAGATACTCAGTTAGGATTGTTGTAGTATTTGTATTTGTTTAGGTTATCTGAGACAAATCTTGCCATATCCTTCTTCTCATCTTCTGTAAGAGATTCTAGGTTAGTTAGACAGCTTTTAGATTTATTATTGAACCATAGCCATCTGGATTGCCACATAGTCTCCATAGGGAATTCCAGATTTATGTAGAATCATTTAACTCAATTTTCTGCATTCCTACGAATTAAGTCTAATGCAAACGTAGTCTTTCATGAGTTAGACTCAGCTACAATCGTAACTAATTCTCAGCTCATGATACATTCGAAGTCATCGAATGCCTCTGATGGATATACAATTCATGTCTTCTGTTTAAATTCATACATAGGTTAGGGTTGTTTAATAAATAAATTCTTAGGGCTATCCTTCTGCTGTATTGCCTTCACAATCTCATTGATACGTTCATCTCAGAAGGTTTGTTTAAGTTCTAATGAACGCTGTTTCATATCTCATCATGCGTTCAAGTGCCATTTGCATATCTTCACTAAGTCTTGTTTAATAACATCATCATTGATAGGGGTAAAATCTCTAATCCAACGTTCACAAGCAGGTATATACTGTCAATCTTGTAATCATGCTCTAATCTTCCATTTAAGTATCTGAACCTGTTTCATGACTTCATGTGAGTTTAGATTGTCGTAATATTTTTTAGATTCAGCTTTTTTTCATTTTCTAGCATGAGGATATTCAGACCAGAATGTCTCAAAAGGAACATTATTATATTCTATTGTATTATTAGTATATATATAAGGGCTTAGCGTTTTCGCTAACCCCCCCTTAGCGTTTTCGCTAACCCCCTTAGCATTATTGCTAATGGATATTTTCCTTCATTCTCAGTTAGTCTCTATGTTTATGAATCATTGTTCCTCTAATACAGATATATTTTTTGAGATGGTAATTTTATGAGCGTCTAGTAGACTTCATAAATACTCATTAGTAGCTCGGCAATATCACTTCTCAGCACATAGATTTGAGATAGCACAGAATAATAACTTCTGTTTGTCTGATAATTCCTTGCTATACAATACCTTATTAGGCATGATTCCATATCATTCACTCAGCATTGATGATTAGATTAAATGTTAAATGGCTTTTTCACAACTTCCTCTAATTCCTCTACGGTAAAGTGTTTTGCCTCATCCTTAGGAACTGCAAATCCACTCTGCAATGCGTACTTAGAAGTGAATGGAAATGTGAGTTTGTTTAGCTTGTCCATCCAAGCTGTTTGGTCTGAATTTACTGCTATAAATTCAACCACGTCGTTAAATGTAATTTCGTCTTTTTTCATCGTAATATTTTTTGTAAAATAAAAAGAGTAAACTTAATAAGCTAGGTTGTTTTGAGGTGGCGTAAGGTACGAGAACGGAAAACCTCTTTTCCTCATACCAACCACAGCTTATTAAATCTACTCTTGCTGTGTTCCACCGTGTTGTTTTTACGCCTATATCTAAGTTTACTCGACTTCACTATCTCTATGTCGTAAAGAAAAAGCCGATAGATTTCTCTACCGACTTTATCATGATATATATCATGGGAGGGGTGGGATTCGAACCCACGACCTTATATGTCCGATAGACAAATCTTTATTCACTTAGACAATTAGGTTATACAAAACTCCTAACTAATGTCAAGAGAAAGTTTAAATTTTATTTTTCCCAATTCTTGACTTGTATTTGTGTCGCTTAGCTCTCTGTGATTCTAAATATTTTTCTCTTTGTTTTGGAGTCATATTTCTATGACGCTCTCTTAATAGAAAATTTACTCTATCTCTATTGTCGTTAATTCGTTTTTTGTTCTTCTCTAGGATTCTTTCTTTATGCTCTTCGTAGTAATTCTTAAAGTATTCACGTCTTTTTTCTTTTATTACTTTCGTAGGAAGTTTCTTCCTTCATACATTTTTGTAGCGATTCTCCTTCATCGCTCGTGTAATTTTCTTTTTCATGTGTACATAATAAATTATGTAAAAACCTGCATTACTTTACTTTTTAGTCCACTCTTTAATACATGGCAATAATTTTGTGTTGTCTGTATATCACAGTGTCCTAGTAATTCTTGGATTTCCCTAATATTTAAGCCAGATTCAAGCAATCTGGTTGCATAAGAATGTCTTAATGAATGCACCGTTATTCTTTTTCATAATGCCAGTTCATCACTATACTTTTTGATTCTTTCACATACTGTATTTTTCTTCATCGGTTGTCAAAAATCATATCAGCTGTTGTGAGAGACGAATACATAATTGGATTTTATCACATCCTTACCTGTTCGGGGCGTAGGTTTACTTCTTTCACTTAAATAATCATCCAGAATCTCCAACGTAGATGGCGTAAAAAATGCTCGTCTAGTCTTACTTCATTTACCAGTTATTCTGCATTCCTTATTTTGAATCTCCTTTATAGTCAGATTTAGCATTTCAGATAGTCTTAATCAGCTTGTATATCATATATTTACTAATAATTGACTTCTTAATGCGTTTATCCTATACTTCTCATAAGTTCAGATAAACGATTTAAAAGTCTGAAATTCATCATCAGTCAGACATTCAATATAGTCAGATTTTATTCTTTTTGTTTCTATTTTTCTATAATCGAATCATTCATCATAAAATACATTAATGTATTTCAGAAATGATTTGATGGCAGTTAATTTTGACTGTATAGTTTGTTGAGAAATCGTAGGTCTAACCGTGTAGTAAATGCTAGTTTTTGGCGTTAAGGTTTTTCATAAGATAGTTTTTCGATTCTCAATTTCTATCAGCCTTAAATCTTCTGATGATATGGCATGAAGGTTGTTTTTATCCTTCAGCCATTCTAAGAATAATTTTACGTCTGTAAAGTAATTCTCAATAGTGCTTTCAGCATATTGGTTGTTTTCTAAATGTTGCAATCGTTCTAGTAGTAGTTTGTTCGTTATTTTCATGATATAAATAGTTAGAAAATAAAAAACAATTATACTCAGAAATCAGCTTTTTGTTTATTTTAGTTCTATCTCTAGTGTATTCCCAGTTCTCCTACGGTATAACGCTCTTATTTCATCTAGTCTGATATACATTATCCTATATGGTTTTGTTTGCTGTCATCTCCTATATCTATCCATAGCAGGTCAAGAATCCACTCTGACTGGTAAATATCTTTTGCTTGTTTTTACAGTTCTCTCATCTACTCAATCCATATAAGATATTTGAGCAGGGCTATAGCATTTAATCAGTTCTAATGCTGTGTTATCTCTATGGTCTCTTAATTCAAAAAGCTGTCATTCTGATAGACTTTTTTTTATTGCCATTTATAATTGGTTAGGGATTAAAATTAGTTGATTTTTATTAAAATAAATCTATAAGTCAAATCGTATCCATTATGGATACATTCTGTTTTCATGGTATAAACAGAATAAGGTTAGGGGAAGTCGGCTCTAGTAGTCGGCTTTTTCTTATCATAATAAAATAACATTTTCTAAATCTATTCAATCATCATGTATCAATCAGAATTCTTCGCATTCTTTTATCTCGTCGTAATCATCATTAAAAGCATAAAACAATCAATGATAACTATTTCATTCGTCATCTCCTGTTATAAGTATATGTTTATCTGCGTTTCAGCTTTCTATTTCTTTTTTACAAAAATCAAAAAGCTGTTTTACTGTTATGTATTGTTCCATCGTTATTATTTTTTAAGAGGTAAAAATTTCTCTTTATATTTTTTGTATATATTTTCCCACTCTATCACTTGGTCGGCTATATCTTCTAAAGTTTCAAAATTATAATTTCGTTCTTGCTCGTCCATAAGTATCACTGCATTGACTATCGGCTCAAAATAAGTTAAATAAAGTGTTTCTTCTCATTCTCATGCCATAGTTCCTAGTGTTTCTAAGTAGAAATCACATTGTAGTCAATAGAGTAAATCAGCCATTTTATAAGCTGTAAATTCTCATGGTAAATCTTCATGATAGCGTTCAGATTTAAGCCATTCTATAATTTCTTGTTTTTTCATGGTTATAATTGGTTAAGAGTTAAATTTCTAGTTTTGATATATTCTCTACATAATCTAGGCGTTTGTTTTCGCTCTGTATAATAAGTAGCTCAAACACTCGCACAAATTAGTTGGTTTATCTCAGATTTTAGTTCGCTTTTACTTGTAAAAGTTCGTGCGTCTAAATAACTGAAAAGTTGTTTTTTGTCTATTTTCATGGTTAGTAAGGGGTTATATTATAAAACTTCAATAATAGTGTTTCTATCTAGTTTTAGTCTCTTCGTATCCAATCAGCTTTTTAGTATCATTTTATAGAATTCGTATAATCCAGTAAATTTTAAAAAGTTTACTCATTTTTTTAGTGGTTTTGTGTATAAACTTATACACATATCATCACAATTAAAAGTGTGCGTTATATTCTTTTTTTCTTCTATTTTTTTGTATAAGTACTTCAGACGGTTATTATACTTTTTTTGTAAATCTCTATCGATTTTGATAGTTTGTCTATAAACTGTTCAATCAGTTCAATAGTGTGCTTTATAGTCAATTGTTTTCATGGTTGTATAAGGTAAGGGGTAAAAGGTTTTAAATAATTTTATTCAATTCTGAAATGAAATCAGAGACTTCTTTTCATCAAATCAAATAATTTCATTCAGAATTATAGATATATTCTCTAAAGTGGTCTATAGTATTATTCATTAAATTGAATAAATCATGGTTTTCAATCATATAATTGAAAATTGCTTTTTTAAGCTCTAAATGTATTGTTTTCATGGTTTTTTATTGGTTAATAAGTAAAGCGTCATCTATACATTCTAGCTTTCAACCTAGTTTCTCAACGTCAAAAGCCAGTCTATCATAAAATCAGTCTCAATGTTCAGCTCATTCATCTAGTCGTTCGTTTTCTCTCTTTTTCAGAATCTCCAAAAAATCAGATTTATTTATTCATTTTACGACAAAAAAATCGTTATAAGGTATTCATCAACACTCAAATCGTTGATTTAAAAAGTAGAATTTCTGCATGGTTATAAATTGGTAAGGGGTTAAAAATCAGATTATTCTTCATATTCTTTATAAAGGGCTTGTAATTTCTCCAAATTCTCCTTTATAAAATATTCGTAATTTTCGGCTTTTGTGTTTTCTTCGTTGATATGTCTTCAGCATCAAATACAATTTGTATACTCATAATCTTCTCATTCTTTCTCGTTTGCATATTCTAGGGCGTCTCTTACGCATTTTTCATTGCAATAGCTTTCGTCGTAATCAGAATCTCTTTCAGATTTTACTTGTTCTTGTCGGTCGTAATACGTACAATTAGGGTCTTCAGTACGTTGTAAATATTGAATATAAAAATCAAATCATTCTCCGTCAAATAGATTTTCTAGGCTCTCGTCTGCGTCTTCTTGCGTATGAAATTCAAGTTCAAATCCAGTCAATCCTTTTAATCAGACTTTTTTTGTTTCATCGTCTGTATATTTAAAAGCGTCTCCTAAAAAGACATAGGTTCAATCTATTGTTTTTCAAATAAATAGATTGTATTTTGTTCCGTCTCTCATGGTTTATATAAAATAAGGGTTAAAAATCAGATTTTTTTTGTTTTTGTTTGTTTTGTTGCTTTTTAGTTTAAAATGTAATTGTTAGCGTGTGTTATTCGTACGTCGTGTTTTACTCCGTTTTCGTCTATAACGTCTCAATAGATTGAAAACGTGCAAGAATTACCAATTAATCAATAAATAGAGTTTAGTTTTTCTTGCCATTCTCTAAAAATTGCTACTTTAGTTGTAGACGGTCTATCGTATAAGTCAAAAATAGACGTTTTACCGTTAAAATAAGGCTCAGCTTTTTTGACTGTGTACGTTGTACCGTTGATTTTTACTGTTTTCATGGTATAATAGAAAAAAGGTTAAAAATGGACTTTAAAACGTCCATATTTTCAAACTATAAAAACAATCTGAAAAAATGGACATTTTAAAAATTACTCACCCCCAGCCAGCTCTTAACGACTTTTCCAAGTCTCCCTTGACTCGATTTGTTGACTCTATTAAATACCAACGCATTAAAAGGTTTACAGTGTCTACTACTTGACTAATTGGATTATACATAATTGTAATTAAAATGCAAGAGAAAAACATAAAAAAAAGTTCTATCAGTTCAGAATTAATAAAAAGCAATATAAAATCAGCTAAAAAATGGGGTAAAATTTCAGACGTTAAATTGAAAAAATATCCAGATTTTAAAATCATTTATAAAAACGTATTAAATCACAGTTAAAAACTCAGATTTTTTTCTTCTCTTTATATGCTCTGCACCACCTATAAAAAAAGTATTAATGGATTCAATTCTGATTCAATCTAAATTTAGTCCATCTTCTGGCGTTTTGGCTTTTTCTTGCATTCTTTTGGTATGTTTACGCAAAAAGAGTACAAAAGAAGCACCAACTGATAAATTTATCCACTCTGTATATAAATCAATGCTTATTTTGTTTTTGTGTACGGTATAAACTGGCAAAACTCATCGAATTCAGATAGATTTTTTTTCAATTCTTCCATAATTCCGATTTCATTTTCTGATTGTTGCGTCTGATGGCGTGGGGTTGTGGATTGTGGTAGGTCAGAACTTATAAAATAGAGAACCCCCACCCCCCAAATCACGCGTGGGGGTGTATATGTATATATAGTCTCTCGCTATTTTTGGGTAAAACATACAAGGTAAAAAATACCTTATTTCCTCTTGTAAATTATATTTTTTTGGGTATAACCAACAAGGCACAAAATGCCTGACTTTTAGTTTATAATTAGTAAAATGCAGTTTGAGACAAAGAGAGCATTATTAACGTATTTAGGGAAGAATCCAGACGACAATAAATTAGTGGACAGGATGATTAAACGTTGAGAGGTATACAGAGAGGATTGAATGTATCATCTTATTACTAATAAGCAATCTCTTATAGATGAGATTAGAGAGCTTAAGGAAGAGATAAAGGAATTAAAAAAATCTGACTCTAAACAGATAATAGCTGTTCCAGAGTGAGAGTGAATCAGAAGGGTGGCAGAAGAGGTAAAGGATTTAAGGAGTCATCTTAGTTATATTTGGCAGAGGAATGAGCATAGGAGAGCCTGTATAGAGAAGATGGCACAAGCCTTTTTTGAGAAGAACAGGCAGAAGTATGATTTTGAGTCAGCAATGGAAGCATTTTATAAAGTAATCTGATTTATTGAGGACTTAGATGAAAATGAGGAGAGGGAATGGGCTATCAGTGAGTGACTATTACCTTTCTAAACATTAAATGGAAACTTTATTCCAAAAAAAAACTTGCAAAAATAAAAAAAAGTCTTAATAAGGAAATGTCGTAAAGAAAGCTCTGTAATGAGTCACTAATCTCTGTGATTTTATTACGGAGTTTTTTTTAATGAAGAAGACAAAGGATAGCATTAGGATAAAATGGGAGAAGAAGATAGAGCAGATGGCAGCACAGACTACGTTTAGGTATGAGATATTGAAGCAGAACAGGAAGAAGGTATGGGACAAGAGGGGGGAATATGAGTTAGAGAAGTTGGATAGGAAAAGGGAGGCACATATTAGGAAGAAGGAGTGAGAGTATAAGAGGAAGATGTTAAATGAGATAAGGGAGTTTGAGAACAAGCCAAAGAGGGAATATAAATCTGAATGACCTAAGATAAAGCCTATACAGTTTGCTATGCAGATAGCACAGGAGAATGCTAGACTTAGGGATGCGGATGCAGATGGGAATGGATATTGTATAAGTTGTGATAGATGGTGTACATGGGAAGAATTAGCGTGAGGGCATAGGTATAGTAGAAGGTTCACAAATATATGTTTAGAGCCAGAGAATATTAATGCACAGTGTCATACATGTAATCGTATAACTTGACCTTTATGAAATCCTGCATTAAAGTTAAAGACAAATGACAAATATGATGAAAATATGGATGCCAAGTATTGAGCATGAACATCTGAGAAGCTAAGGAAGTTAAGTAGGGATTTTGCACAAGGTAAAGGGAAGAAGTATGATTTAGAGAAGAAGATACCACAGTTAATAAAATTGAATGAGAAGCTCTGGAAGGAGAAGAATTTTTATAAACCTTGAAGGAAGTGGGGTAAGATTTGGGAAGAATACAGCAAGAGACATTAGTTCTTTATATTTTTCTTATTATATCATGGATTACTTATGAATTTATGGCAACAAACGTCATGCTTACAAGATTCATTTAGAGAGGATGCGTAGAGCATGAAAGAAACCTGTATCTTATCAAGCCTTTTGTGAGAGGCTAAGGAAATGATGGGATGTTAGCAAAGCTATTTATACACCATCAAACGAGAAGAAGATTCCGAATAAATATTGTATGAAGCCAGTAAAGAAATGGCGACAAATTTTAGCTGATTATTTCAGAATATGATAGACTGAGAAGAAGTAACCAACAATACTGAGTTAGCAAAGATAAAGACAGTTCATGAGATGATGCCAGTTAATTTAGATGAGAATCTAAGGAGTCATGGTAGACCAAAATTAACTGAGGAACATTTTAGGACTGTAGAAGATTGTCTCAGATTAGATTTTACTATTAAAGAAGCGTGTGATGCAGCATGAATAAGTGTGTCAGCCTTTTATAAATATTATAATGATGACTGAGATTTTGCACTTAGGATGGATAGAGCTAGGAACTTTCCTAAGCAGATGGCTAGAACAGCAGTTATGAAGCGTATTTGGCAATGAGATGCCAAGACAGCTCTTAGATATTTAGAGCTAAGGGACAAGAACAGATACAATACTGACTTAGATGTTAGAGACGAGGAAGAAGAAAAGAAAGAAGAATCGAAGGTTCAATTTATATCTATTCCTAGTAATGAATGAGCAGACCAGTGAAAAAATGACTCTCAGATACCTACAAACGTAAGTTATGCCTCTGATACATCTGTGACTTCCTCAGAGAAACAGACTCCACGAGAGAATGAGGAAGGAGTGTTACAGAGGTTGGGTTGTTAGAGTTTCAGCAGTGGATAGGCAAAGGCATTCCTACAGAGGAAGATGAGGAGTATGATAAACCTTTTTCTAACAATCCTAATACACTTAGATGGAGAAGATGGAAAGAGAGGAAAAGTAAGACTGACTATGAACAGATTTTGAAAGATATGAAAGGTAGGGCAAAAGAAAGTCAATAATTATTTTAGAATTCCAACGCACGTAATATAATGGCGAACGTAGAGATAAAACTGACAGAGAACCAACAGAAAGCATTTGAAGTATTAATGGACGATTATCATACGGCTATTTGATACTGATGATGAGCATGATGAGGTAAAACTTATCTATGAATCATTTGGTTATGGAGAATGTGTAATCAATATCCATGAGTCAGATATGCTCTAGTTAGAGACACCATTAAGAATATCAAGCAGACATCTGTTATCTCATTAGAGAAGTTCTATAGAGATTATAACATACCAGATAGTATGCGTGGTAAACTTAATAATGTATCTAATATTATAACGTTTCCTAATGGTAGTCAGATACTATTAAGGGAATGATGTTATTTACCACAAGACCCATTGTATAATAGGTTCTGAAGTCTGGAACTCACATGAGCATTTGTAGAGGAATCAGCAGAATGTCCTATCGAATGAATAGAGATATTACAGACCAGAGTATGAAGATTCAAGAATGAAGAATTCTGAATACTAGGTAAGGTGCTAGAAACCTTCAATCCTAATCCATGACACGTTTATGAGAGGTATTATAAAGGTAGACATAAGGATGGGGATAGAGCTGTATTTATACCATCATTGGTATATTCCAACAACTTCATCGATAAATGATATATTGCTAACCTAGAGAGAGCAAGTGAGAGGACAAAACAGAGGCTATTGTACTGAAAATGGGACTTTGATGATAACACATGGATGTTATTCAAGCAATCAGAGCTTGGTAATCTAAAAACTAATGAAAGTAAATGAGACCAATACTTCTTAATCTGTGACGTTGCCAGATTCTGAAAAGATACGACTAGAATATCTTTACGAAAATGAAATACATGGATAAGAGTATGGACTTATGCTAAAAGTAGCGTAGAAGATGTGAAGACATCAATTAGATTGATACAGAATCAGTACGAGATAGAGGCTAGGAACATAATAATTGATGCTGATTGAGTATGAGGATGAGTTGTAGACTGAATCCCCTACTCTACTGGGTTTGTGAACAATTCTAAGCCAGTAGAGACATGAACAAAGCAGAATTATGCTAACTTAAAGAGTCAATGTGCGTTCCTACTACAAGAAAAGATACAGAAATGAGAGATAGCGATTAAATGGGAACATTTGGATGCTGATAAGGACTGGGAGATATTAGTACAGGAGATGTTAAACTGTTATATAGATGAGAAAAGTATCGATGGTAAGACTAGAATAGAGACTAAGGATAAGATGAAAGCAAGAATATGAAGAAGTCCAGACTTATTAGATACGATGATAATGAGAATGTATCCATATTTAAGATACTATGATGATGAGATAACAGGTTATTTAACTTCAATAGCAAGGTAGATGGTTAAACTAACAGACGAGTTAAGGACTAAAATAATTGGAGAGTACAGACATGGTTTTGAAGCCAACAGGTCGAAGAACTCTCTTTTTCAAACTCAGAAAGACATATATTCAACTAAAAGGAACGATGAGTTATTAAGAAGTCAGATTTTCTGGAGTGTATCCAGAACAATGCAAGCCACTTGTATCATCAATGAGCCAGATGTATCATGGGAAGATGAGAATATATTATATCAAATGGAAGCCAGAAACTTCACAGATATGTTCAAGACTGACTATGTTAATGAGAGATGGGACTTTGATAGATATATGTGATTAGAAGATATTGCTAAATATTGAAAGGCCGTCTTTCTTTTTAGTGGGTATGACAGCAAGAAGAATGTACCTACAATCCAGAGGATAGACCCAAGATTCATCTATCCATATAATGATGGTTCACTACAGGTAAAAGATTATCCATTCTTTGGATTTGATAGAGTTGTAACAAGAAAACAGCTAGAGGAATTACCAGTAGCTGCTAATAAGGACTTCAAGGAGATGATTCTCAACAACTATGATGTATATATTAACTGATTAGAGACTGAGGACGCATTCCTAAGAAGCATAGATACTTGTTATAATGCTACTACATGACATTACACAATCCACTATCACTATACTTATATATATGATGAGGATACTGGAGAGAATAAATTATACTTAGTATTAATGTTATGTGACCAGATATTGGACATCTATGATGTGCCAGAGACAGATAATATTATACCTATTGCAGTATACTGATTTGCATACGATGCACAAGATTGGTGGGGAACATCATTAGTAAATATTATAGAAGACTGACATAGAACAGAGCAATTATTGCTCAACCTATATAAGATTAAGGTTACTAGGGAAGCTATGGGATGAAATATCTTCATAGACGAGCAGGTATTCATGAATAATATTAATACTTTGAAGAATCAGAGTATTAAGAACAGATGGTTTCCTGTGAAGATGAGAGATATTACAAAACCTATCTCTAGTATGGTATATGAATTGCCACAAACACAGATAAGTCAAGACTTATATAATTCATTATGATTAATTAAGAACAAAGCATTAGCTGAGTCATTCACTAATGCTACTGCACAGTGATTAGGATTATCTAGTAATAGTGACCCTAACACAGCTACAGCTAGTAAGATACAGAAAATCAATGCTAATATGATTACATCATTACAGAATCAGATTCTATCTTACTGAACTAAAGACTTTGCAGAATTATATAGAGACTTCATGTTATATCATTGGAAGAACTCTAGTAAGAAAGTCATTAGGAGAACAAATAACTGATTAAGCTGAACATATAAGAAAGTAACTAAGAAGGATATACGTTGAGACTTCTCAATCATGATAGTAGACCCAATATTAAAGGACATCATCTATCAAGAGAAGAAGGCTGCATACGTAGAGCAGTATAATATGCTAGTAGCAGACCCTAAGACACAACCATTCCTATTAGATAATATAAGAAGATGTATAGCATACTATAATTGATTAGATGAGAGCGAGATAGATAGCGTAACTCCATTGAGTCCAGAGGATTATCAATGTAAACAGGACGTACTTCTACTCAATCAGAATGTATCCATCTATATACCAGTTAATTGTAACATACAAATGAGATTATGGTACTACAATAGAGCAGAAGATACAGATGCTAAATTCAGAGCTATACAAGCATTACAATATATGGTTAGTCAATGATTATGAACAGCTGAGATGAATATGGCTAATCAACCTAAAGTGACAGATTTCAAATCTGCATGAGAAAATAACAATCCACTTACTAATATAAATTACTGAACTACAGATAATGTAGATTCATGAACATGATTTGATGTATGAAGTCATGCAGACAGATGAACAAGTCTGAATGTATGATGAATGCAGAATCTGGATGTTAGTAACTGAATGGGTTAGTTTATTTCTTAATATAATATTATGGCAGCAAAGAAAAAAATCGTCTTTAAGAAAAAAGAGAAGGTTGAAGAACCAAAAGTAAAGAAGACAAAGAAAGTAGCTGAGAAGAAGATGGAAAAGAGTCCAGTCAGATGAGAAATCGTTTGAATGTGAACAAAGACTGTTGTACAACAGCCAAAATGAAGAATCAGATTTGAAGCACAGCAATCTTCATTTCCTATGTTCAAACTTCCACCAGACATTAGACAATATCTACTTAACAAGTGATTTGGAACTAATGTATGGAAAAGAGACAAGGAATGGTTGGAGAAACACTGAGCAGATATGAAGATGATAGAGAAGTTAAAAAAGTTTTTATCTGGAAACCTATAATCATGTGGCAGGTACTTAGAGACATCGATGACCTCTTAAAGGAAGAACCATACAGAGAGAAGATAAATATAGAGGAAATTGATAGAGCTAAGAAGAAAAGGTACAAGAAAGAGGTTTACAGACAAATGATACGTAATTGGTTAAGAAAATACAATAAACCAATCTGAATGCTATCTAAGGAAGATATAGCAATCATGACAGAGTGAATGGATACGATAGATAAGACTCTGTTCATGGACCAAGTTAAATACTGTCTTGAAACTAATTGGGGTAAACCAATCAAGTGGATAGTTCAGAATAATAAATCCATTTTATTTGATAAGCAACACTAACTAATGGCTTTAGAAGAAGAAATCATGACAGCTGACCAAGAGTCAGCAAAAGAGGAAGAAGCAGAGAACAAAAACTTTGATGACCTCACAGATGAAGAAATTGAGCAGGTAAAAGAACTGGCTCAGAGTGCATGATGGGAAGTATTGAAAAAGTGTATGGAAAAGAGAATTGAGAAGCAGGATGAGAACATCCTAGTCCTAGCAAAGGATAATTGTTTCAATGCTAAGACAGAATGATTCTCTTTCTATGAAGTTCTATGAGCATTCACACAATGAATGTGAGAGATGGAGAGATTGGTAAATGTAATCATTACTGACCCAGAAGAAGTCAAGAAAGCAGTTGAGGAGATGCAAAAATCCGAGACTAGACTCACAGAGTGAAAGTAAACTCTCAAATACTTTCGTCCGAAGTTGCAAGACGTTAAACTAATCAATCGTAGTCAAGTTGTAAGGACTTAAAATCAATTCGGACTTGTAGAATGGTCTGACTTTACATTCTATTTATTATCAGATGACTGATATGGAAGAAATTGATAGCACTGAGGTAGAACAGAAAAAATCATGATATGCTGCTATGAGAGAAAAGCATAATCAAGAGATGGCTGAGCTACAGGCTAAATTAGATGAACAGATTGCAGGTAGAGCTGCAGATAAAAAAGCGTTCTTTGGTAACATGATGAAAAGTAGAGGTTATGAATGAGACTTTGATTCATTCGCTGACAAATATTCATCATTAAGTATCGATGATATGGCTTCTTTATATGAGTGACAGAACTGAAAAGTTACAGTTACTCAAACTCCCACTGCTGATGCTACAGCAACTACTAATGACTGACCTAAAAGTGTTATCGCATGAGCTAATCCAACAACTGAGGTTGGAGGTAAAAAGCTAAGTGAGATGAACACAGATGAATTATTGAACTATGCTAAGACACAATCTCGGTATCATAATTAATATGGATTAGCTAAATACTTTTATTTAGCTTTAACATTTATTTATCATGCCTTTTGACAGATTTAACATTGCAACTGACCAAGCTGCTAACGTTATGCAAACAGGAAACATTAATGACGTAAGCAACGTAAATGATTTCCTTACTTATTTACTTAAAAAATCTTTCCTTGAAAATGGAGAACCATCTACAGTATTCATGAAATTCTGAGTAAAGGCTTCTCATCAAGGATATAAATCAATTACTTGGCCAAGATTAGGAGTTATGAGAACTACTCTTGAACAAGCTGCTTTGACTGAAGGAGTTACTCCAGATGGACACACTAACATCGTAAAGACAGTTACTGCTGTACCTGTACAATTAGGAGACTACTCTATCATTTCAGATGTATTAGATGTAGAAACATTGCTTCCTATTATTGCTGCACAAGGTAGAGAATTAGCAAACAATGCAGGAAGACTTATCGATGAATTCATCCAAGACGTATTAGTTGGAGATGAAGTAGGTGCTATGTATGCAGGAGAAGCTACTTCAAGAGCTGAATTAACTGATGGAGATACTATGGACTTAGACCTAGTATTAAAAGCAACTACATTCCTTAGTTCACAAGGACAGACTGGAGAAAGATTCAAGATTATTATGCACCCTAATGTATTCTTAGATTATGCTAAATCATCTTCTACTAATACATGGTTGAACAAATTAATCTATGAAGACTTCAAAGGAGTTAAAGATGGATTTGTAACTAGTGGAGTAAACTACGATATTTATGTATCAGCTAACGTAAAACCAATCGCAACAGACGAAGGAAACGTTTGGCCTTCTTATGCTTTCAGAGATGGTGCTTACGGAGTTGGAACACTTCAAAATCTTCAGACTTTCTACAAACCATTTGGTGCTGCAGGAACAGAAGACCCATTGAATCAAAGAGCAACAGTAGGATGGAAATGTATGTATGGATGTGCTGTTCTTAACGACTTATTCATCGTTAGAATGGAAACAAAAGCAGGAACAGACTACGAATGGCAGAACTCTTTGGCTGACTAATCTAGTTAGTTTGCTTATATACTACAGGATGGGAAACTATCCTGTAGGAATAAACAGACTTATTTATCTCTTTAAGGCAGTATATATGGCAACAGTAAGACAAAGGTTAAATAGTTGGGCATTAGAAGAAATCAGATGAGCTAGTCAAGTGAATGAGGATGTATTAGTAGCATGGTATAATAAATGATTACAGATATTCCAGAAAGCTGTATTAGAATATGTGTCTGGAATGCAGAACGTTGCTAATGCAGTATTTCCTATCGTTGCTAATCAATCAGAATATAAATTACCTCTGGGAGAATCATTAGTCCCAGATTTTTATAGTATTATTCAACTTAGAGTAGCATATAGGGAGAAGAATTGACTACCAGTATATAGAGTATGTAAACAAATCAATCCATCAGATTATAATATTAATCCTAAAAATGGTAAACAAATCTGAGAACCTATCATCTGGAAAAGAATATCTAAATGTAATCCTAGATTCACATTTATAGATAAAAATCATATCAAAATCTATCCTACTCCAGATGAGAATGTAACAAACTGATTATCACTAAGTTATAATTATATAGAGCAACCAGTAGTAGCCACAACAAATGAAAATAGTCTGAATTTACCACGATATTTCTTTGATGCTATTGAGGATTATCTTACATTCAGACTTTATCAAGCTGAGAATCCAGAAATGGCACAATGGTATTATCAACAATTCGAGAATACATTACATGATAATATATACTGACTAAACAAAGATAAGAGACCAATAGATGAGAATTTTGCAGATACTTCATATTTTAGTCATTACTAATCAGAATTATGGCATTATGAGAAGCAAAAAAAGTAGTAACATGAGCCAAATGAGGTAATAAGATAACTGAGGTTAGTTGGACATGATGAACAGCACAGGATGTCTATTACTGACTAGACCATAGTTTTCAATATAGTGCTAATATCAATACAGATGATGAGATGCACTGAATCAAACTATCTACTAGAGCAGTATATATAAATGATTATGCAAAATGTCAGTTGGTTAGTTTATGAGAGCATTGAGTTATGGCGTTACCTATGGATATATGACAAGGAGACGATAGGTCATTAAGAAGAATGCAGTTCAACTGATATTATGAGCAGAATAGATGGACAGAATTCGATTCTGATGCAGGTAGTATGCTATCTAGTAAATATGACACAGTTCCATGAGTAGTATTTCAAAACAGATTCTGGTTCTGAGCTAATCTAAACAATACAACAGATACTATCTGATATATACATAGTGTACCATTATCAGTAAGTGTATGACATTGAGTAGATGACCAGAAGATATATAAACCATACGACCATTTTGATTATACAGATGAAGATATAGAGACGCCAACAGACCAGACTTCATATATGAAATGAAATATAACAGCTATACTTAATTATAACAATACAAGATTAGTAGTAGCTTGTGGACAGGAACTTTGGGTATATTATCCAGAATTAGATGACTGAGATACTCATTGAACTACTTATTACTGACAGACTTGATGGAAAAAAGTGCTTAATTATGAAGCATGAGTAACCATTGTGGCTCTGACTTGTTCATTTGAGTATTTGAAGGTATGGGCAGTAGATGAATGATGGAATACTAAAGTTTACTACTATCAAGGTAACAACAACCTAAGAAGTACATTTGTATATAATATAGTAGACCTAACATGAGTTAGAGTTCTTCATGTTTATCCTGTAAACTGAATAGATTATTATACATCTAGTATATGACAATACGCTTCAGACGCTCTTATTGATTTTAATAAGATGGTATGAGCAACACCAGTAAAATTATTCTCACAAAGAGCAGGTATGACCGTATACGATGTGAATAACAAAGCACCTTACTTTGTCTGACCTACAAGTATTAGCTGAGCATATAATAACGGTCATATTTACGTTGCTGATGCCTATGGAGTCTTTAGTTTCAGATATACACCAAACTGATACGATAAATGATATATGAAATGGAAGTTAAGAGATAGTATAGTTCCATGAAATCAAGTATACTGACTATGTGAGAATAAATGAATACTATATGTATCAGATTCTACAGGATGTCGAGCAATGAGACTGTATGATACGTGATATGACTGATACCAAGCAGAGTGAATTCTGATTTCTAGGGAATTTGAGTGAGCAGAATGAGGAACTATAACTAAGATGTTGGATGAGATTAGATTAAACTTTGAGCTTAATCCATTAACAACAGATAACTGAGAGATAATAGTATTTGTAAGTCCTAATAACTTATGGAAGGATACAGACCCAACATGAGATTGAAGCGATAATTGGTATCAAGTAATGACTATTAGACAAGATAGTAGTGGAACGAGGACAGAGAAGTCTAGCTTACTTAACCAGTTATGACCAGATGGAAAGCCTGCTTTTACTTTTGATTGGCAAACAATCACATACGCTATAGTAATATATAGATGAGACCAAGAGCAAGCTACACCAATAGTAAGACAGATAGATATTAAATATCACTGTAAAGATAAAGTTAATAACGTTTATGATATAAATTAGCAATGGAACGATTACAAGAAGACTGACAGCATGAATACAGATTGACTCCTATAGAGTTTCCTATTTCTGATAATGACAGGAAGGCTACTTACGACCAGTTCATGTCACTTAGAGATACGATGGTATATAGTAATAAGTTCTATGGAAACAATGCAGGAAGAAGTCTGATAATCTGAATGAAGACTGATGGTAATCCTACAAACACGATAGAGATTCGAGAGCCAAATATATCGTATATGAGATTCGAACCTAACTGAGATGTATCTAGTTCGACAAAGTGAAAATATATATCAGTATGAGACCACGCAACTACAAATCCTATAAGTTGTGAGATAAATACTCCATGAAGGTATGTATTACAGCATAAGGAACAGTTCAATAATATAGATTCAAGTATAACTAGGATTCATAGTTATGTGGTACAGCATAAAGAAGACTGAACAGATATAAGTAGAGCTGTATTTGATTGGGAATGGAATACTGCATGAGAGATAATCAGACTTACAGCTTTCTGATATATAGAATGCGACCTAGAGAAATGAGATTGGTTAGAGTTAAAGGTAGAAGACCAATGAGGTAATGACATCACATCAGCAATGGATAGTAATTCAAACTGGTGGATTGTAGAATATAAAGATTTAGCTTATAATATTTAATTAAATGGCAGAGACTAAAAGTAGCAAGAAAAACCAACCTATGCTAGACCCTATAGCATATAGAAGCGACTACCCAGAGGAAGACATCATCTGAGGAGAAGGTAAAGCTACAAGAGAGCTTAATGAAAAATATATAGGGGAAGGTGCTAACAATATATATAATCCATACAATAAGGATATAACTATTGCTGACTTAGACCCAAATTATCAATACTGACAGCCTGCTAAAGAAATCTATGCTGTGGATGATTCATATATTACAAGGAGAAACGACAATATAGCTTCAGCTTTGTATAATGAATGAAAAGTATGATATAATGATGTAGTTAATTTCTTACAATGACAGAACAACTGGTATAATTCTACAGAAGAAGATAGAAATAATACCATATCTAATGTATGGAATAGGTTATGACAAATATCAGCAGAGAATCCTAAGGAAGAAAAAAAAGAAGCTGATACAAGTAGAATGGAATCAGACTTAAATAAAGATACTAATGGAGTAATCTACGGTAAGACTACAGCAGATAGTGGTAATCCAGAGAAAGGTATTCAGACTAGTGAAGATGTAAACTCTCCTTTCAGAATTATGGAAGAAGCAAGAGTGGCACAGATTAAGTGACTTTTGGCTATGGATGATTCAGAAATAGCTGTTAGTATATTCGCATGAATAAATCCTTATGGAGAACAAGCTATGACAGATTTCCAGAGCTATTATCCAGAGAGATATGCTAATGTACAGAATATTCTTAAGCAATTAGTATGACAGATGAATGTAGATGCTATCTCAAACTGATGAGAGATTACAACAGTAGCAGATAGGACAGACACTACAACTCAGACTACTAATTACGCTGTAAATAATGCTACACTTAGCGTAAGTGCTACTCAGCTTTTGAAATCTATTGATTCTATATTAGAATCTAACGATACAGCTAAATCTGCCAATGAGTTAATGTGAAGTATAGAGAACGATATGGCTAAATTGAAGAACAGACTTAAAAATCTGACTAAAGAAGCCAATACAGTATTCAAATGAGACGCACCAGATTATCTAGTTAAGGCTTATGTAAATAACAGGACGCAAGAGATTCAGAATCAGCTTTCTATTTTAGAAGATAGATATAACGCTGCTTATAATAGATACAAGACAGAACAATCTCATGCTGAATGGGAAGCAGAAATGGAACTAAAGAAAGATTCACTAGAACTGGATTGGTGGAAAGCAAAGAACACATCTTCATCTACTACCAGTTCATCTGATGATGCTAATTATACAGTAGCAGAAAGAAATAATAACCCTCTAAATATGACTGTAGATTTTATGAAGATAGTATGAGCAGAATTGTGAGTAGATTATGAAGTAGGTACTGACTCATTCGTTAATTCTAACTGAGGTAGACAATACTATGCTAAACTTATATGAGACCCTGTAGATACTACAATCAATGTTTTAGATAAGGCTTTGGCTAATTGAGTAAACCCATTCACTACTACATCTTGGAGTTATATCTGAAAACTATGACTAACTAAAGAGAAATGGCAGAATATGAGTCTGGATGAAAAGAGAGAGATGATAAACAAATGGTTACCATACGAATGATGAAAGATGGAGAACATGGAATATTATAGAGAAAATCCATGAGTAGAATATATATCAGATAAGACATGATATTGATATAAGTGATTTGAGTATTGATTTGATAAGAGATTAGAGCCTCTATTCAAATCATACCTAGAGAATGGTAAACTATGATGAAACGCTAGTACCTATACTCAGATTAAGAATCTTACTTGATATACAGATGAAGAAATCTGAATACAGCTTAAGAACTGGCAGAAATATAATCAGAATCAATTTAACTCAGCTTGAATGGATGTGCTTGAAGCTATGGCTGCGTTCTGGTTAGCTGCTGATACTAAAGAAATTAAGACAGATAGCTGAGAAGAATCTGTATTTAATAAGACATGGACTTGGGATTACTGAATCTGATGATGAGATGCCAGAGCTGCTCTTGAAGACATATTAAACGAAAAGTTGTTACAGAGATACGTAGAAGCTAGACAAAGATGAGTCTCTTTCTGACAGACTACTGAGGCAGAGTGGGACATCATGAACTCTACGAACAGACTTAAGAAAAACGTTAAGTTCAGTTCATCTGATAAAGACTTTACTGAGGCATATAAAGACCTTTTACAGTGAGTTTGGGAACAGACTTTCCATAGTGAATATAATGAGAATGACTGGAAACAATATCTTGAAGACATGAAGGCATGAAGAACTAATATAAATGTTGCTTTGCTTACAAACACTACAGCGTGAGTTAGACAAAACACAACTTCAGCAAATGATGCTATTTCTAATACATTTACTCAATTCCAGACATGAAATAATCAGTGAAATGTATGATGAGTCCCATCTATATCTTCAATAAAATAATTTTAATTACATAACTAGCATATAATGGCAGAGGAAAATCAAAATGTTGTTCAGAGTAATTGAACTGATACACAAGTGTCTCCTATCAGATTTCTTGCTAACTCTTTACAGTCACGTAAGGAATCTATAAAGAATAGTGTAAACAATGCTTCTACTCAGCAATGACAAGCTGAATTAGAAACTATGTATGAGAAGTCTATGACAGCTAATAACAAAGACCTATGTAATGAATATGATAGAGAATGTAGGAAGTGAGAGTTTGCTTATTACCTTAAAGAGAAAGGTAAAGAAGCAGGATATAACACTGAATGAATCGCTAACGATGCTCTTATAGATAATTACATACAGAATACAGAGAATCCACAGCTCACATTCAATATCATGAAAGACTATATCACTCATCCAGAAGAAGATGATATAACTCCTTATCTAGTTAAATTATGATGGGTAGAGCCTACAGAAGAAGATGAAGCTAATTCATGGTTTGAAGATGCGTGGGATAACTTTACACGGTCGTTCTGAAAAGCATGACAATGATTCAGAACTATATGGAATGACTCTAATATGTATGACCGTAGTTGAGAAATCTGAGCTTTACAAGATTATGTATACGAGAAATACTGACCTAACGCTACTGATGAGGAATGGGATGAGGCTACTAGAGATTTTAGGATTGACAACTCAATTATAGATAAATATAAAGACCCAGAAACTTGAATAAAAGACCTTATTATGTGATTGCCTATAAGTTTATGGAATGTGACTGGTTTATGAGCCTTAATAAATATAGGTACTTCTGCTATTGCTGCTACATGACCATGAGAAAAGGCATTTTGATATTTATGAGAGAAGGCTGAAACTATATGATACTATGCTAATAAATTCCCATGACTTAAACAATATAGAGATGAATTGGCAACTGAAGAAGATAAGAGAGAGCGAGACCAGTTCGTATGACAGGAAATAATTGCTCTAATAACTAGATGAACTATTAAATGATATAAAGGCATTAAAAAAATGTCTAATGATAGCTCTTGGGGATGAGGATTGTTCCAGAAATTTCAAGAAAGTAGGAGAGAAAAGCTGAATCAGAAACTACAAGATACTGGTGGAAAGATAGCATGAACTAAAACAGTTAAGGAAAGAGAAACTGCTACTAGAGCATTACAGGACGCAGATATAGAGTGAAGTAAAGATTACACAGAATTGTCTGAGAGGCTAAAAAGTAGAGGTAAAGAAATAGAAGCACAGGAAGATATAGAATATGCTAAGAATGAGAGAAAATGGAAGCCAGAAGAAACACGCTCAATGAAAGATTTTGAGAAAGACTGATATAAGAGTTCAGTATTATTAAAACCTATAGAAGACTGAATCGAACTTCTTAAGGACTTATATGAATGAAACCCAGAAAAGACTGCTCAGTTAGACTTAATCGAACAGAAATTCAAAAATGAATGACTTACTAAGGGTGAAATGAATAATATAGCTAGAGCTATAGTAGATGAATATGATACTTACAAGAAAAGATGAGAACCTAAACCTAGTATGGCTGCGAAAGATGTAGAGTGAATAAGAAGAGCAATTAAAGAATTTGCAAGAGAAGGTAATGACAAATTAGTTGAATTAGATAAGAAATGGAGTGATAATCTAAATACTAGGCAAATGATTAGCGATATACAGGATAAAATCGTTAATTTCACAAGTAATCAGAGATATAAAAATGTATTCCAGAAATTAACATGAGCTGCTGCTGATATTATTGTATATCTATGATGAAGGGAAGTTCTACAGAAATTATGATTGGTAAGTAAAGAAATCTCATGACCTAATGAGTATACACCTATATTAAGACAATCAGACTTAAAGAAACTTACTAATAAGTTTACAAAGTTAGATAAAAAACTTAACTGAGCTAAAACTAAGGTTGAAGCAGAGAAAGTAGTAGAAGAATTCAACAATGAAATGAATGAAGAATTCTGACCTATCGAAGGAGAAGTAATAAAGAACGAACAAGAATGATACTATGGTTGAAATTGACCTAAAAATCTTGAAGATATAGTAGAAATAAACCCGAGATAGAACCGTGAAGTTCTAAAACTAATTGAATTGACAATGGTGGTAAAAATGATATAAATACATCAGCTTTACCTTCTAAATTAATTAAAAATGGCTGAGAAGTTACACAAAATTGAGAACAAGGGGTACAGACCTCCAATGCTGGAACATCCAGAGGAGCGAACTGAGGAAGAGGTGAAGAGGTATTGTGAGAAAACGTGAATCAACTATGAACTAGTAAAGAAAGAGTATGAAAGACTAAAGAATACACAGAAGTAACTGACCCACAGGAAGCCTCAGTTTTAGTGTATAAACTCGCAAATGAATCTGATTGAAATAAGGTACTAAACTCTACGGTATGAGACTTAGACTGAATGAGGACGTTCACTAACTCAGATAGAAATGTCGCAGTAAGTATTAATAAAGACTGAGAAATAGTTGAGTTCGCAGCATCTAAAGACGCACCAAGAGAAGCTATTGATAACATGATTCTTGACGCTGTAGATAAGTGAGCTAATAAAATTACGTTAAACTGACAGTTGCTACTTAGAGATTTTGAGAGATTATGATTCAGAGCTATATGAAGACTATGAGACCGAGAATATGACCCATCAATAAACAAATACAGATTCAATAATAAGAAATTCTATATGGTTCATAACTGAGACCCTGTAGAAGCTATTAAATGAAAACTGGCTGATTATAGTCCTGACGAGAGACTTTCATGGATAAAGAGATTTGAGAATGAGGACGAGGCTATAACTCATAGAGACTGGTTCATAAGAGATAATGTTTGATATGAATTGTGAGACATAAAGTGATGGAATTGAAAAGCTAATTTCGGAAATTTCTGAAAGAACTTCAAAACCAACACAGATATTAAAAATTATGTAACTGGGAAGGTGAAATCGTTTAAGAATAAGGCTACTAGGGACATAGAAGACGAATACAACAGGTTTGTCGCAGAAACAATGCAAATATATAATGGCCATATAGATACTAGTGATTTATCTCTTCTCTATTATGATAGGGTAAAAGCAGACGAACCTCTATGAAAATTCTATAGAGGCGATGTAGAACTAAAGGTTTGAGAGGAAGGATATACAATACCTCATGAATATACACACTATAATGATTATTGATTCTGAAAGGAATTAGTATGAAGAGAAGTTAAGATTTCACAAATTGTAAATCAAATCAAGAAGAGGAAAAGACCTAAAACAATCTCAAAGAGGGCTGAGTTGATATGGGATTTGGCTGACATCTTTAAGGACGTGGAAGAATTCGCAAGAGATAAGGAAACTACAGCAAAATGAAGTAAATGATACATTGTAGAGCCAGAAGAAATATTTGCTAGGTTCTGAGAATGATTTGTGTCATTTGTTAAGGGTAAATGAGCCGTATCAACAAGGTGAGAAATTTATCCGAAGAAAGCAGTCGTAAAATATGCAGAGTGGCTATGAAAATTAGACGAGGCTAGACAAAATTGAGTGCTGTTTGATTGAACCTTAGAAGAATGATACACTCATTATAGAAAACAGGACATATATATCCCAGATGTATGAACACTGCGTTGAATAGAGGTAAATGTAGCACCTAATAAATGAGTATATTGGTAATAGAAGCACCACTAATGTGGTGTTTTTTCTTAATTTTCAAATTTCAACGCTCTGATTATATTACCATCAGATTTATTCTCTAATTATAACCTATGGAAGTTAAGACTATATACCTAGATTTACAGGAAGGAGTAAAGAAGGGAAATGTATGGAGATTAGAGAGTGAAGCGTTCAAAGACCCAATAAAGGTAGAAATCTGTTATGATGACGACGATAAGAAGTTCTATAATGAGAAGATTGAAGAAGTAAGAAAGATTATGGAAACTCATAATAAGTTGTTCGATAAACTAGAGAATCAGATAACAGAACAACAAGAAACTCTGAAGTCGTATGAAGATGCCTTAGCAAAATATGAAAATGTAATAGCAGACTATGATAAACAATTAGCAGAAAAAGAGAGAGACATACAGAGCCTACTTAAACTGATAGCTGACTTAAAAACAGTTCAAGATATGCACAGTGGAACAATTATCCAACTACAAGAGGCTACGAAGCAGATTTCACAAAAGATAACGAAACAACCTATAGTTATTCATGATAAATGATTCATATCTTGACATGAGCCTGCATGATTATGAATGATAAATCTACCAGACTGAGATTATCTGTTAAATGCTAGATATACTGTATGAGAGCATAACGAATATGTGACTAATAAGGATGACTTAGTATTCGATAAAATCCATGTAGAATGACAGCATTATGTTCCATTCTATAAGCTAGAGTGAGGTACAGAATTAGATGTTCCTACAGCTACTATATATTATGATTTAATCTTTATGCCTTTATAAGATGTATGTATATGTCAGTGATAAGTGAAACATAATAATGAAAAGTAATATAAGGCTGACAGGACTATGGAATCAATACAGAGAATACAATACAGCTTATACAATGGAAGATAATATTATATTCGAGTGAGGTAAGATAGTGAAGTATGAGAACTCCAAGCAGTATATAGAAGATAGTAACAGATACCATCTAAGCAAGGAATTAGAAGAAACTAAGAGGAAGAATGCAGAGTTAGAGACTATAGCAAACGCTAAGGTCAAGAAGGATATGGAACTAGATAAGATATGAAGGGAGACAACAGAGAGAGATAAAAAGGTTTATTTACTAAAAAATATGAGATGATTGCAACAATCGTAATGACATGAGAGTGGCAAGAGCTACCTATCGACATCTGAATAGAGAAAGAGAAATTGTCTGATAGGATTACTGCTAAAGACCATGTTACTGACAGCTTCTGAGCATTATATGATAGTTTATGTATTACAGCAGATGCTGATAATGCTGAATCTATCCTAGTAAGTGATTACTCAGAGGAGAATCAAGTAAACGATGGTACAATGGCAGACTTCATTGAGCTAATGCCTAGTGGAGAGCTACACTTACCACGAAACAGACAGGTTTCAGCCTTAAACAGACCTTTCGTTATGTGACAGGCATGAGATGTCTTAAAAGTGGTTGCTAGATAGCAATCAGATTTATTTATTATTTATTTAGAGAAAATGACAATCGATTCTAAGAGACCTCTAAAGGTTCGAGACAAGGACTGAGAGTTATACGTCTATACTAATAGATGGATAAAGATTGACGAGGAATTACAGTGAACAAGAAGCACGAGAAGAACTACGAAGAAAGTAGCAAAAACAAAAAAATAAATCAGACTTTTTATTATTTATTAATTATTTAACAATGTGAGCAAAACAAGTATGGTTAAAAGATGGTAAGTTACAGACTTACACGAACAAATGGGAGGACGTTAATGTATGACCAACTCCAACACCTGTACCAGTAACAGGAGTAAGCCTAGACCAAAATTCAGCTACTATTGTACCAGAAGGAACGCTTCAATTAACAGCAACGATTACTCCTTCAGATGCAACTAACAAGAAAGTTACATGGAGTTCAAGTAATAATACAATCGCTCATGTAAGTTCAGCATGATTAGTAACAGCAGGAAGCCTAGAATGAGAAACTACAATTACTGTAAAGACTAAAGATGGAAACTACACAGACACTTGTGCAGTTACAGTAAGTAATCACGTTCCAGAAGTACAGAGCGTAGACTTAGCTTCATTAAGTGAAGAAAATACAGGATATGCTAATAGAACTATGAGTTCTGTATTTACAGTTAGTCCTTATACAGCAAGTAATCCAAACGTAAGTATCGTATCAAGTGATTCAAGCGTAGTAGAAGTATGAGAAATATACTATAACCCATATCCTAGTGAATGGAATTCATGAGATGTACAGTTCTATTTCAATGGAACAGGAACAGCTACAGTAACTATTACATCATTAGATAATCCAGAAGCTACTGCAACTTACAATTTCGAAGTATTAGAAGATGTACCTGTGACATCAATTTCTAACGTTTCATCTAGTAGTGCTTCTGTATATTCTGGTATTTCAAACAATCTTGTAACATTCGAATACTCTCCTACTGATGCAATAGCACCAAGTGAGGATATATCATTCTCTCTTAAAGAAGGAGAAGATGATATTGGATACGGATATATAAACGGAAATGGATGAGATGGTCAAGTAACATTCAATGCTAATGGAAACCAATGAGACAGTGCAGTATATGAATTATATGCTCTAAATGATTCTTCAAATAAAGAAGAAATTACTGTAACAATAGCAGGAGAATGAGTTGCTTATATAGAAGATTTAGACCAAACTGGTATTACAATCACAGAATGAGCAACTGATAGCACAAAAACATTCACATACGCACCAATTAGTGCAGATATAGATTCTATCGATGTAACTATTGATGATACAGGTGTTGCAACAGCACAACTAGTTAAAGATAGCGACTGAAACGCTCATGTAGAAGTTACAGGAGTATCAGAATGACAAGCATATATCTCATTATGAGTAACATGAATTATTCAATATGGATGATTCTATGTAGATGTTGAGGCTGTGCCTGTTGTATATATAGAATCAATCAGCAACTTATCAAGCACTTCTGTATCTGTATTAGAAACACAAACAGCTACAATAACAGCTGATTACTTACCATTAGACGCTGTGGATTATAGCAACGTTACATTTGTACCAACTGTAGATAATATTGCTACTGCGTATGTATCTTCTATTAATTCTGGAACAATGACTATTCAAATAGATGGAGATTCTGCAGGAACTACACAATTCGAAATATATATAGACTGAACAGCTACAGGATTAACGATTGATGTAACTGTGAATTCAGCATACACGATAACATTTACACCACGAGACACAACATATAATCAAGAATGAGGATGAACTATATCTCAAAGTTCAATAGTTGTTCCTACATCATGAGCGTCTATAATATTATGAACTTCAGATTCAGCTGATGCTATTGTAAGTGTAACAGGACAACCAGATGTCAATATAATACCAACTGAAGATTCATGATATACTATGCAAGGTTGGTATTATTGGGATGAATCAGACCAACAATGGAAAACTTGATACATGACAACATTACAAATAACTGGCGATTTAAATGCTAGATATTATTTCGGATTAAATCAATAATAATGCTAATTAGGATAATGGCATGTAAGGAGAGAGAGGATAACATCAATAAGATGTTGTCCTCGCTACCTCCAGAAACAGAGTGTATATGGGACACGGACCATAACCCATGTCACACTTTATGTAGAGTAGTAGATAGCGATGAATCAATGCTAGTAATGGAAGATGATATAGAACTATGCAAAAACTTCTATGAAAAAGCTAAGGCTGAAATAGAACAAAGACCAGATTCATTTATTATGTTCTATCTAAGTAGTAGGTCTGAATGACCAGAGATAAGAAACAAAGAAAATGGGCTTCCATATACTAGACCATTTGTATCCACACAGGCATATTATATACCTGCAGGGATAGGTAAGAAATTATCTAAGTTCTTAGAGACTAATGAGAAAGCTAATAATCATAGATGGTCAAGATGAATAAATGAATTCCTAATGAAAGAGAGAATAGAAAGGTATTGGACATATCCAAGTCTAGTACAACATATCGCTAAAGAATCACTAAATGAACCAGATATGCCATTTAATAGAATTATGCACCAATCTGGGACATATAGATATGAATAATTTAATTCAATAAAACAATCAAATGGCTGTAAGAGAAGTAGAATGAAAAAATCCTTATACATGAGGTAAGGCAATAGAGATAGATGAGAACAAGGTCATATCTCTAAGGCTAAGAGCAGAAAATAATCTGATTATCTATGATGAATGAGATGATGAGATTTATGTAGACCTACAGTTAGATGATGAGATAAGACCAACAGACGCTTTTCCTGTATGAGTAACAACAGGGAGAGTAATAATAGATAACTGATGGGATGTTACATGAACAGTCCTAATATTCAAAACAACTAGTGGAGACTATGTAATGCTTCTCTACTGAGATGATGGTAAAGTATATGTAGATAATGGAACAGGAAGTCTGAAACAGATTTATTTAAAAGCTGAGGTGGACGCATTAATACAAGATTTAACGACATATATAAATACAGAATTAGCAAAGAAGCAGGATATACTCACAGCATGAGCTAATATAATAATCCAAGATATAGTAGACCCTGTAACGTGAGAGATAACTCACGAGATAAGTGCTAATAATACAATATATTCAGCATGAGCAGGAATCAATATCAATAACGATGAAATATCAGTAGATACAAGTTATATCACTGTAATAGATTCTACAGCACCTGCAACACCATCAGCATGACAACTATGGTTGGATACAGCAAGTTACGAATTCAAATTATATGACGGAACATGATGGTTGGTAATAGCTCAAATACAACCACCAGTTTAATTCATAATCTAAAATAAACATGGCAACAAGAATTAAAGAAGGTATGATTCCATATAAAGGATGAGTCTGAATAGAAATTACAGAGAATCACATTATTAACGTCCTATTAAGAGAAGCTAATAATCTGATTCACGTAAACGAGAATAATGAACTCTACGTAGACCTTCAATTAGACGATGGAATCCAACCAGATGATGACTTTCCTGTAGGAGTGACAACAGGTAAAATCTTACAAGAAGACTGACGACCTCAAAGCTGATTGATTCTTAATTGGAAGACAACCAGTTGAGACTATGCCAGACTTATATATGCTAATGACTGAAATGTCTATATAGATTGTTGAGACTGAATCTGGAGACTACTATGAGAAGGAAGCTCTATATTAAATTGTAATACTAGAACATTCTACCTACCAAATGACGCAACAGGTAGAGTTGACCCAGACCTAGAAGAAGTCCAAAAAGCTATAGATTGGTACTTTGAAGGTAAGAATCCTATCTTAGCATTCAGAGATAATATGTACATATATGACTTTAACAATCTAAGCTATCAAGCTGACCCAATCATCGTCTTTACAGACCCATGAGTAGGAAGTACGCTATGGGAGAGCAGAGGAACGGTAGAATTCTGGCAACATGAATTAAGAGTACACATAGATACTTCTGATAATACTGTAATCCGAGTAGAGAATGATGAGAACCACACTAAAGGATACTGATTACTACCTACATCATGAAATCCTAGAGAAGCATTTATGCCTACACAGGATTATCAACCTACGTCTAAAAAATACGTAGATGATGAGCTTGCAAAGAAACAAGACATTCTAACTCCATGAACTAGAATCACAATCCAAGTAGACCCAAACACAGGAGAAACAATAATCAGTGCAGATGTAAGTGGAGTAATGACATACAAGGGTAACGTAAATAGTTACTCAGACTTAGCAAATATTCAGAATCCTAGTGTATGAGATTGTTGGTATGCAGAAACTGAACACACACTCTACGCTTGGGATGGAACGCAATGGAATGATGTATGAGGAACAGCAATAGACCTCACTAATTACTTCAATAAGAATGTAGATGATTCTGATGATATAACTGAATGAAGTACACATCTATTCGTTACTCCAACAGAGAAAGACAGATGGAATAATAAACAAGACCATCTAACTGCATGAGATAATATCACAATAGACGCTAATAACGTAATAAGTGCAGTAGATACAAAATACACAGGATGAAACTGAATATCAATCAATGGTACAGAAATAACAAACGATATGCCATTTGACCCATGACAAGGAAGTATGGGACAGATTCTTCAAAAAACTAGTGATTGATATAGATGGGCTAACTTCCCTAACGTAGTAAATTCTGTAAACGGTAATACTTGAAGTGTAACAGTATCAGAATT